GTAAGAAGGTTGGTAATGAAGAAGCAGATCGAGTCACAAAGGCGGCAACACGTCGTGGGACTGATATGCACACTCTTACTGAGTGTCACCTAAAAAACATAGAGTTGCCAAAAGTTCCTCCTATTTCTGAGTTCTTATTTAAGATTTCTAAAGGTACTTTAAAGAACATTAATAATATTCATGCTCTGGAAACTTCCCTATATAGTAAGCAGTTAGGTATTGCTGGAACCGTCGATTGTATTGCAGAATACGAGGGTGAATTAGCAATAATTGACTTTAAGACTTCGAAAAAACCGAAACCAAGAGATTGGATCGAAAACTATTTTGTACAATGTGCTGCATATGGATGTATGTTGTATGAAATGACTGGTATTCCGGTCAAAAAATTTGTAATCATTATGGCTTGTGAAAATGGAGAATGCGTTGTCTACGAAGAACGAAACAAATCAAAGTACATCAAACTTCTTACCGAATATATTAGAAAGTTTGTTAGAGATAAATTGGAACTCTATGGAACCGAATAAAGAACTGGAACAGGTAATTAACAGTAAATTTTTAACACCATCTAAGTTTGCATTAGAAATCGAAAAGATTGTTGCCGAAGAAAAAATAAACTATATTGATGCTATTTGTCATTATTGTGAATTAAATGAACTTGACGTAGAATCAGTCACAAAACTTGTATCAAAACCACTGAAAGAAAAATTGAAGTGGGATGCTACAAGACTTAATTTTATGAAAGCAACTTCGAGAGCAAAATTGCCGTTATGATTTCTCGTGATGAACTAATGCATCATCGTCTTCAGTCTTGGTTGCGAGAAAACCAGTCTGAAGATTTGGCATATTTGGGATGTTATGAAGATACTCTTGGCCAACTTAAATATTGGTATAAAATTGCCGATCATAAAGTATCGGTGGATTGTATTAAAAACCTTGAATTATTAGAAGATGAAAGTGACTCCATTTGATACCTACCAACATTATTTGTCACTCAAAAATCATTTTACAAATCCAAAATACGACTTCTTCCGATATGGTGCGAAAACCCGTGCAAGTGTCTCTTCATTCAATAAAAGAAGAGACAAGTATTGGTTCGAGAAAACCAGTCGTAAATATAATGATGAAGAAGTCGTAAAATTTCTTGTATCTAATTTCGCATACGCAGACAACCCACAAAATTTATGGATTGGAGAAATTATCAGTTCTGGAGAAAGGACTTACGCAGACTGGACAAAGAGACAACAGAGTTTGACTTACTTGTTCAAAGAACAAAGCAACGAATTACTCTCGAACAACGAATTAGAGAATCTATTCAGTTGTTCGAAAGGTCATCCAATAATCTTAAAAAGATTTCTTGGTGGAGACATAAGTCTTGAAACTTTTGTAATCTATGATAGAATATTCTCATTCAGAAAGAAGTTTGATAAAGAACTGAAAGATCCTGTATGGGAAACCGTAAGTTTAAAACTCCAAAAATATTCTCCCTTTCTAAATATTGATGTGTTCAAATTCAAAAAGATTTTAAGGGACCTTGTAGATGAGTGACTTTTTTGATTCCGAAATCATTCAGGAAGAACTGAGTGAAATTAATGAAATGCAAGAAAAAATCTACGAGAGTTTTATTTCTTTCGGTAATATGTCCCGTGAACAAAAACTTGAACATGTTGAAATACTTTCATCCTTGCTTGAAAAACAGCAAGTGATGTATACTAGACTATCTCTTTCTGATGACCCAAAGGCCATCGAAATGAAAGATAATCTGCGCAAGTCGGTTTCAATGATGGGTTTTCCACCAGAGACTGATATGCTGACTTTATTCAATAGTATGAATGCCACAATCAGATCTCTCAAAGACTATATTGACGACTGAGAGAATTTCTGCTATACTATCCGAGTAAATCCAAAACATCCAAACTAATCTAAGGTAATCTAAATGTCTTTTGCTGATCTTAAAAAGCAATCCAAACTGGGTTCTTTGACACAAAAACTGGTCAAAGAAGTCGAAAAAATGAATAATGCAGGTAGTTCAGGCGATGATCGTCTCTGGAAACTAGAATGTGATAAAGGAGGTAATGGTTATGCCGTTATTCGTTTCCTTCCTGCTCCTGAAGGTGAAGACCTTCCATTCGTCAAACTCTATTCCCATGCCTTTCAAGGTCCTGGTGGATGGTATATTGAAAACTCTCTGACGACACTGAATCAGAAAGATCCAATGTCAGAATACAACACGATGCTGTGGAATAACGGCACAGATTCTGGTAAAGATCAGGCACGTAAGCAGAAACGTAAACTGACTTATGTTGCAAACATCTATGTTGTAAAAGATCCTGCTAATCCTTCCAATGAAGGTCAGGTAATGCTTTACAAATTCGGTAAGAAAATCTTTGATAAGATTACTGCCGCAATGCAACCTGAGTTTGAGGACGAGGAAGCAATTGATCCGTTTGACTTCTGGCAGGGTGCTAATTTCAAACTGAAGGCAAAAAATGTTGCCGGTTATCGTAACTATGATTCTTCAGAGTTTGCCCGTCAGGATGCACTTCTGGAAGATGATGAAGCAATGGAAGCAATCTGGAAAAAAGAGTATTCTCTCGAAGATTTTGTTGCTCCCGATCAGTTCAAGTCTTATGATGAATTGAAAAAGCGTCTTGATTATGTTCTTGGTATCAAAGGAACGACTAAGTTCCAAGATCAAGAATCCGTTCAGGAAGAAGAAGAGTTCCGTCAACAGAATCGTGGAGAATCGGCACCTCCAGTTCCTCAATCAATGAAAGAAGAATTGACTGACCTTTCTTCTACCAATACTGATGAAGATGATGATACACTCTCATACTTTGCCGCACTCGCAGCAGACTAAGTAAGATGGGGAGGGAAACCTCCCTTTTTTTATGGGTTAGTGGATCTAGTATTTTCTGTTCTGATTAGATTATCGTTAATATATTCTGATGAACGTCCATAAATCATAATTTCTCTCATATCATTCAAAAACTGTTGTAAATATGATGGTTTTAGTATATAGATGGATGATTTCTCATTATTTTTTCTAACTTCATATTCATAGTTATTGATATTAATCACAGGATTTAAAGTAGTCGCAGTATTCGAAGGATCTGGAATTGTAAAATCTTCATCTACAACTTTACCTGCAGGAAGAATCAATCTACCTTGAGTATCTTTTACTTCTGTTGTTTCATAATGATGCACGGAAGATAATCCAGTAATACCATACTTATTTTCTGCATATCGATAGAGATCACGATTTGACAGTGGCCACTGATCTCTGACTCTTGTAATATTTGCCGTCATTAATACAACCCAATCAAGTTCTGCACTTCCATAAAATTCTTCGGCAATTGTATCAGGTCTTGCACCCTCTACAATTTCATACTTATCAAAGATGGTGAATACATTTTGTAAGTCATCACGCAACTTATTTCTTCTGAATAAATTCTTAACTCTCAAATAATTTTGAGAAGAATTGCTATTAGATAAAAATGATTGATAATCTAATTCTGGTAGTTCTCTGAAATATCCCATTTTAGTATCCTACTCCTGTTATTTCATCACCATAATCAGTATTATAAACTGGTTCAATTTCTTTAAAACTTAAATCCATTTGCATAGAAACTGGTGTTCCATCATCATATGTCGCATAAGTTCCGTCTGCTGTATAACTGACATTAATACTTTCCATAAAACATTGTTTGAATTTGTTTAAGAAAGAATGTTCTGTTGCACCTTGACGATATCTTAACTCAAAAACATCTGGTGTGCTAAGAAATGATGTGTTTGTGGCATTACCGATGTTATCGGAAGATAGTACTTCACCTGTACCATTGGCGCCAGTACCGATAGATGCTACTTTAGGAGCCATATGTGCTTTAAAGCATCTAATAATATTTTTAATTTCTATTGCTTCGTCTCTATTTCTTGGAGTCATTTTGAATGAGAATTTAAAAGATCTCAAAGATGGTCCATTAAAAAGAAGTTCCATATTAGGATTCATAATGGATCCCTCAGATCTTGCCAAAATTTGATCTGGAGTAATATTGACATTTGCGATTCCTGCTGCCGAACTTGCTAAACTTCTAGTTACAAATCCTTGAGCTCCTGCAATTCCACCTGTAGTCTCAACAATTTGTTTACCTGTTCCTTCCAGGGCAGATATTAAATCTGCTGCAAAATCTCCACCATTACCAAGAGATTTTCCACTATCCATAATGCCACCAATACCTCCAACTAATGCAGCTCCAATACTATTCAAACTGGAGTCACCATATTTTGCACTATTACTATCACTAATATTTGATGGAATTGGAAGTAGTATGGTTTTTATTTTATCTTTTGCAGTCCCTCGATTTCTTCTAGCACCCGGAGAACTTGCCAAAGAAGAGGTGCTCCCACCACCATTATTTTCTCTAATAGATTTATACTTAATAACATCTATCTGCAGATAATCTGTAGTTTCTGCAATCAATGTATATGGATAACGTAATACTTTTTTATCACTAGAGGGTTTGTAATCTGAGGATAATGGTACAGTTCCTGGTGTTGCCGTCATCTATATTTCTCTCTTTTTACAACTATTTAGAACGAACTTTAGCAAAACCGAGTTCTATCACATCAGACATCTCTTCTGGATAGATTTCGTAGAGTCCACCAATAATTTGATTGTAATCATATTGTCTTCTGCTATTCTGAGAATCCCAATGAAAATTAATTCCACGAAACCCCCAAGAGAATACTTCTGTAACACCTACAAGAGGGTGTTGGTCATACTGCATTCCTGGTGTCTTGGCATTATAAAAGAAGGTATAATATTTTCCACTAGAAGGAACTTTACCACCTTCGGATAAAACACTGATTAATTCAGTCATAATATCATCAGCAGTTTCTATACCAATTAGGTTATCAACAACACCACGCACACGATTATCATTATCATCTGTTGGATTTCTTCTTTGTTGGAGTGTCTTTCTTGGCATTACTTAATACCGAGTTCGTTTTCTGTAAGGACCTTAAATTCATAACCATGATCTAAACACCATTCTTTGGCGGCATTCCATTTTGCCTGATTTTTAGCATACTCAACGACTTCATAGATATAACCTTTTGTCTTTCTTTGTTTGACTTTAGGTTCGATACACTGCTTAAATGGTTTGATTTCAATAATCATTTTTTTAATCATACCATTTGATTCTTTGACCTTAATATAAAAGTCAGGAAAGTATCTGTGGTATCTGTTATCAATGGGTGAACGATAGGGAACAATAACTTCTTCACTTCCCCATTCTAAAATATTCTGGTTATTGTCACAATAAATCATAAATTTGCGTTCCCATAAGGAACGATAAACGATGTTATTAGGATCACCCTTATACTTTTTAGGATAAGATGGTTTATATTTTCCCTTATATGACATCTAAATAACTAATAATCAAGTAGTCTTATAGGTATTTAGAGTGCCGAGAATTAAAAAAATATCAGAATTTAAACCCTTAATTACTAATCTTGCACAGACATCTCATTATCAGGTCATGTTTGGTGGGTTGAATAAGTTTTTAAGTGGATATTTAGATGAAAGAGGAGTAAATACGAGATTTATTACAGAAGAATCTGGTTTATTATGTTCTTCTGCTTCCATTCCCGGTAGTTCATTAGCAACTGCGGATATCAATGGAAACTTTATGGGTATGCAGGAGAAGATGGCACATACCCGAATTTTTACTGAAATGCAA